GCTAAGTCTAATATTCAAAATAGTGTATTCCCTAGTTTTGCTATTAAGTTTCCTAAGAAGCCACAGAATAACGAGGAACTCACTCAACTACAAGAGACCGTAAACAAAATGAAGGGAGCGGAGAACGCAGGAAAAGCGGTTGCATTTTTCGCTAACAACAAAGATCAACTACCGGAACTTGAAGCGATACCTACTAATCAAAATGATAGCTTATTTAAAGAGGCTTCTGATTTAGTTACAGAACAGATTTGTTTTGCTCATACTATTGACCCTATACTTTTGGGAGTACGTACTACTGGAAGTCTAGGTAATGGCTCAGACATCAAACAGGCTTATATCATATTTGAGAAAAATGTGATCATACCAATTAGGGAGCGTATTGCTGACATTATAAATAAGTTACTTAAAATCTCAGGTATTGATGCAGAGATAGAAATAGTCAACTATCAAATAATTGAAGAGCAGATAACAGAGGTAAATGAGAATCCTACTGTAATGGCTTTAAACGGTTTACCTGATGACTTACGAGCGAAAGTTATGGAGAATATGTCGCAGAACGAAATAAGAGCGTTAGCAGGTCTTAAACCGCAAGAGGGAGGAGATACTACAGAATCACTTAAACAACCTCAGCAGGAGACGCAAATGAATGACGCTCTAAAAGGTTTGACTGCTAAAGACAATATGGATATTATACGAATCGTAAGAGACTACAATAAAGGTAAGCTGACAGAAACGTTAGCACGTACTCGCTTAATGGCTTACGGCTTCGATACTGAAACAATCACTCAAATACTAAGCGAATGATTTACTTTGTAACAGAGAACTACTTAAAGAATAACACTCCGATAACTAAGAACGTAGACGTTAATGACGTTTATCCGTATGTCGCTACTCAGTCCGATATGCGTATCCAATCAATACTCGGAAGTTATTTTTATAATGACATACTAACGAAGTATAACGCTCAGACGCTTAACGCAGATGAGACTGACTTAGTAGAGAAAATCCAACCGGTAGTAGCTTGGTTTAGTGCAGTAGATGCCGTATTCGGACTTTCGTACCAACTTAAAAATAAGGGAGTTCAGCAACAATTCGGAGACTACTCTACTTCTGTAGGTCAGTCGGACATATCGTTCAATATGGAACACTACGAGCAAAAGGCTCAGTTCTACGAGAAGAGACTAATTAGATGGCTACTAGATAATAAAGACTTATTCCCTAATTTCACAAGCAAAGACAACAAAGACTCAGACCTTAAACCTATAGACGGATGCGGAGACGGTTTAGATAATTGGAATAACACTATAATTGTATTTTAATGGCTACTATTCCATTAACGATATCAGGGATAAAGGAGGCTAAAAAAGACCTCAAGGAGTTAGGTGATGAGTTTGAGAAGTTCAAACAAGACCCTATAAAGTCGGCTAAGTTAGCTAAAGAATTTAATACTTTATCTGACTCAATAGACAAAGCAGAGAAGTCTTTTGAGGAATTAAACAAGTCCGGCAAAAATCTGAGTGCCACATTCGAGCAGATATACGGGGAGGACTTACAACCGATGTCTAGCCGTATTGGAGAGTTAGAAGACCGCCTTTATGAACTTTCTAACGCAGGTAAACAGAATACTCAGGAGTTTCAAGATATGGCTTTCGAGGCTGCGAGGCTTCGACAGAACATAATTGAAACAGATAGACAAGTAGACCTACTTGCTGAGAATAAAGGTTTCGGAATATTTGGTGCAGGGATTAGTCAGGTAGGAGAGTCTTTGTTAAGGTTAGATTTTGACGGTGCGTCGCAATCTGCTAAAGCATTAAATGCTAATGTAGGCAATCTAGGTAAGATGGGTGCTCAGGCTATCAAAGGTCTTGGTAGTACCGTAGTAAATCTAGGTAAGGCTTTCGGTAAAATGGGAATGGCTTTACTTGCTAATCCTATCTTTTTAATGGCATCAGCGGTAACCGCTATAGTAGTTGCGGTAGTTGCTTTAATGAATGAACTTGGGATCTTACAACCATTACTTGACGGAATAGGTAAAGTATTTGAGTTTATTAAAGGTATTATTGATAAGGTAGTCCAAGCATTAAAAGACTTTACAGATTGGTTAGGAATTACTAATAATGCAGCAAAAAAGTTAGCCGAGGAAAACCTTGAGGGGTTGACTAAGGTAATTGACCGAACGCAAGACGTTACTGACTCTATAACTATGCGTTATGACGAGGAGATAAAACTCGCTCAGATAGCAGGGGAAGATACCTCAAGATTAGAAATAGAAAAGCAGGAGGCGGTAACTAAGACTGATAAGATTAAGTTAGAAGCCTATAAACGCCAGTTAAAAGCGTTAGAGGTTTTAGGTACTGCTGAACAATCTGAGATAGATGCTATCAAACAAGCAATCAAAGAAACGGAGAAAGCAATAAAGCAAGGGGAGTCTAACATAAAAGTAATAAAGGCTCAAGCGGATGCTGACGAGGATAAGCGAAGAGAAGACCAACTACGAGCAGACCAAGAGGCTTATAAAAAGAGACTAGAGGCACAAAAGAAATTTGAGCAGGATAGACTAAACGCTAGTAGACAAATACAAGACTTAGAGTTAGCTTTAATGGAGGAAGGTCTTATTAAGGAATTAACTTTAAACAATGTTAGATATCAACGTTTAATAGAGAATACTTTAGCAAATGAAAACCTACTAGAGGAGGAAAAAAATGCGTTAATAGATTTACTTAGAGAAGAGCGCACACAAAAGGAAGATGCTTTAGTAACTGATGCGAATGAAAAAGAGAAGGCTCAGGAACTTGCTCAACACGAGGAGTTAATGGCTTTAGGTGCTCAGATAGGAGAGGAGGCTTTAGCATTAACTGCTGATTATGGAGAAGAGGAACTAAACCAAGAGGCAGAGAATTATAAGAAAAGAATAGCACAAGAGGAAGCCTATGCACAAGCCAAAGAAAACCTACAAGAAACCTTAGTTGGTAGCCTTAAAGGTTTATCTGACTCACTTACAAAAGCAGGTATTGAAAACGCAGGATTACAGAAGACTCTTGCTTTAGTAGATATCGCAGTTAATACGGCTAAATCATTGAGTAACATTATCGCGGGTGCTACTGCGGCTGCGGTGGCTTCAGGGCCAGGTGCTCCATTTGTCTTAGGTGGTTATATTGCTTCGGGTATTGCTACAGTAGCTTCTGCGGTTGCTAGTGCTTATTCTGCATTAAAAAAAGCACCATCTATTGGAGGTAGTGGAGGAGGTGGAGGTGGCTCAATAGGAGGAGCGTCTGTATCTTCTGCTACTCCTGCTCAACCGTCCTTTGAGTTATTCGGACAAAACAACGACTTAAACAACTTATCTAATCAGGGAGATGTAGAATCCTCTCAAGAGATACAAGTAAAAGCAGTCGTATCTGAAACCGAAGTAACGGACACACAGAATAAGATTAAAAAGATTAAAGAATCTGCGACATTATGACAAGCTACATTCAACTAATAAATAAGATAGACGCTTTCTGTTCTGCTCACTATCAGGTCAAAAGATTCGATGCTGAGTTCGGAGAGCAACGTCCTAACCTAGCTACTGATTCTGAGGAGTATCCTTATGTATTTATGAGTCCTACTTCCGGTACTCCTAACTACGATCTTAACCAAATAACAGTAGATATAACTTGCTACGACATAATCCAAAAGGACAGAGCAAACCTTAACACTATAGTAAGTGATTGTCATTTAATCTTAACGGATTTATTCGGCTATTACAATCAGGGTAAGGACGATGACATTATAGCTTTATCTGCTAGTCAAACACCTCTAAACAACTACGATTTAGATTACGTTGCAGGTTGGTCTATGACTATTACATTTGAGTTAGAGGGATGGTGTACGGATGCAATACCAATGTCTCCAATACCAAGTGGAGGAGGAGGATCGTGTGAGGTTGCTACTTACACTATTACAGATGACGAGGGAACTACTTTATATTCGGGAACTATTGCAAGTGGAGGAGATTTAACTCAAGCTATCTCAGACGCTACGGCAACGCTAAAAGATACTTCGGGAGTAACCATATCGACTACTTCGATTAATGCTCAAGGTAGTGCGGATATTACTGCTCCTGATTCTACTTACTCAAACACGGACGCTAGTTATACGGGTAACGTAGTAAGCGGAGGTAGTTTGTCTATACCTGACTCGGACGTAAATGTTAACTCAGTAAACGAGGGAAGCGTAGTAAGTGTAAAAGATATAGACATAAACGTAGTAGACTCTTCCGGTAGTGTTACTCCTGACTCGGTTACTATTGTAGGTAATACAGTTAC